AAAATAGAATTTGTAATGGAGCATCAACTCCAGTCACCATTTATGTAGCAGCGGACTGTAGTGAATCTTGGGACTGCCCAGGAACTCCTACTCCAACACCTACTCCAACCGCAACTCCAACTCCAACTTGTGTTGTAACAACTTACACAGAAAATAGAATGTGTAATGGTGTATCAACACCAGTTACTATTTCTGTTGCAGCAGATTGTAGCGAATCATGGAACTGTCCAGGAACACCAACACCAACTGCAACGCCTACTCCAACAGCAACTGCAACTCCTACACCTACAGCCACATGTCATCCAGACGAGGGAGACGCATGTGAAGGACCTGATGGATGTGCTGGAACAATAAACTGCGCTGGTTTATGTAGATGCCCTGATCCAGCGCCATTCTCAGTCTTTGGATTCTCTCCATTTGGAGTCTTTGGATTCTCTCCATTCTCACCAGGAACACCAGACCCAGATCCAGACCCAGATCCAGACCCAGATCCAGACCCAGATCCAGACCCAGATCCAGATCCAACACCATTTTCGTTTGCCCCTAACGACCCAGCATTTACTGCAGCATTCTAATATGCTTTTATGATATACTTTTTGTATGTCAGAAAATAAAAAAGATGCAAAGCCATGGGATGTTTTAAATCCTAACATAGTCTATTTAGATAAAGATAAATCTCTTGAAAGGTTTAATATTTGTAAGTCTTGTCCAGAATTTATCAAGTTTACTTCGCAATGCAAGAAATGCGGATGCTTTATGAAGTTAAAAACAACCATGCAACATGCGTCATGTCCAATTGGAAAATGGTAGAATGCAAAAAAGAGAAATTGCTCCAGGAATAGTAATCTATAGCAACCTAATTGAAAACAGTGAGTCTTTAGCAAAAGATATAGAAGAGGCAATAGACTCAAGCCACGGAAACCTAAAGTGGTCGCTATCTTACATTAATGTAGCAGGGGAAACAAAGCAAGACAAAGATATAAGAGATACATACTCTATATCAGTACCCTATGAAGGTAATGGTGCCGAAGGCATTAGGGGATACTTTAATGACTCATTAAGAGAAACATTTTTTAAAGCATTTGATGAAGTAGAACGAGACTATAGAAAAACATTTGGAATCAATTTTACAAAGCATGACGCATATCAGATTTTAAAATATGGTGTTGGTCAAAAATTTACAAATCATATTGATGATAGTGAGCAAAACCACAGAAGAATATCATCTATTTATTATATTAATGATAATTATGAGGGTGGAGAAATTGTCTTTCCAAGATTTGGAATAACCTATAAGCCTGCAGCAGGAGAAGCAATATATTTTCCATCAACATACGTGTATAATCATTCTGTAAAGCCAGTAATATCTGGAACCAGATATGCTGTTGTAAGTTGGATCAAGTAGAATAGAGAATAAAGATGTCAGACATGCTAGTTATAATTCCGTCAAGAAATAGGCCAGATAGTGTTGCAGAAGTAACTAAGTGCCTTCTTGAGCAGTCAGTAGATATTGATATTTGTTTTGGCCTAGATGATGATGACATATCTAATTACGAATATGTTCCTGGCATAATGTATGAAAGAAGCCCTAGACTTTTAATGAATAATACCAATAATATACTAGCAAACAAGTATGCTGATAAATATAAGTTCATATGTTTTTTAGGCGATGATGTAAGGCCACGAACATTTGGATGGGATAAAATGCTTTCAGAGCCATTACTTGAGCGTCCTGGAATTTCATATGCAAATGATCTAATACAAAAAGAGTTTCTTCCAACCCATGTTGTAATGTCTTCAGAAATAATTAAGACGCTTGGTTTTATGGCACCACCAATTTTAAAGCATTTATTTATGGATAACTTTTGGCTAGACCTTGGAAGGGCTACCAACTCTATTCATTACTTTGAAGATGTTGTGCTTGAGCATATGCACCCTATACTGGAAAAGTCTTCTGTTGATAAGGTATATTTAGATTCATGGGGACTTTATGATCATGATAAAGCAGCATATGAGAAATACAAGGAGTCAGACTTTTTAAAGGATGTAGAAAAGGTTATGGCAATGTATAGAACGTTTGACAACTCATAAGAAATGCTTGAGAAAATAATTGGATAAAATTTATGTATCTATTGCTTCTTACAGGGATAGAGAATTAATAGACACAGTTTATTCCCTTCTTCGCCGTGCAAAAAACCCAGAAAGAATTTTTGTTTCAATTTTTTCTCAAGATGAAATCCATCCAAAATTAGATAATATTTTTAAACTATTTAACGTCAAAGATTTTAACTATGAGAAAGTTCATTCTTCAAAAGCAAAGGGTGTAGGATATGCAAGATTAAAAACTCAGGAAAAACTTTCTTTAGACTTTAAGTATTATCTGCAGGTAGACTCTCATACAAGATTTATAGATAATTGGGATAACATTTTAATTTCAGATTACAAGGAGAGTTCAGAGTTTTGGAATATGCCAATAATATTTTCTTCATACCCAGTACCTTACACATATGACAAAAACGGTAACGAAGTAATCAAAGCCACAGATGAGGCAAATATAACAAATATACAAAAGGTAAATGGCGATGTACTATATAAGGTAGAGTACTCTTCAAAGATTATTGGTAGGCATGGAGAGGTGCATCCTCACTTCTGTGCTGGATTTGTGTTTTGTTTGTCTGAGTATATACTTAAAGTCCCTTATGATAAAGATATATATTTTACTGGAGAAGAACACACGATGTCTATTAGGTTTTTTTGTGAAGACATATCTATAATTGCTCCACCACGATCCTACGTTTACCATCACTATTATGGAGAAAGCACCAGGGATAAGCACTGGGAAGTACATCCAGAATGGGGTAAATATGAAAAGAATAGTTTTGAAAAAATCAAGTTATTTTTTATGTTTGATAAACTTGATGGTTATGGTATTTTAAGCAAAGAGAGATATGAGTTTTGGATAAAAGAGTTTCTTAAATAAAAAAGGCTGGAGGGCTATTTACATAGCCAACCAGCACAATTTTACTTTTTATTACTTAGGAAATTTGCTCATCCACATTCTGGTCTTTGGGGTTATACCCTTCCATGAAGACCAATCTTCTCCGCCATTTGTCATGTAGTATGCAATCTCTGCATTCTTGACGGGATTAAACAACTCAGCGTTAGACTCAAGATCAAACTTGGTTCTACGATCAGGACCAAGTGTATCAATCATATTAATTTGAAACATTCCATAAGACGAGTCTCCAGTCTTATGATTTCCGTTAAATGCCAATGGACGACCATTGGACTCTTTCTTTGCTACTGCCCATGCAACAACAAGGTCTTTGCCCTTGAAGCCAACAAGTGAAAGCAACTGCTTTAGTTCTAAATCTGTAAGAGAAGTCTTATTTTCAAAACTCTCTAACATTTTTGCCTTAGAAACCAAAAAAACCTCTTTCGAGGTGGTTTCCGATGACTGAGCCTGTTCCAGGCTAAGGTTGTTCTTAGTATCTAGTTCTGGTGCAGCATTAGCAGTATTAGAAAATACACTTACTAGTGCCACGATGCTGAGTGTGCTAATGATCTCTTTGTTTCTTTCGATAAATTTAATCATAGTTTCCTCCTTAGAAAACAATAACACCTTGGTAGGTGTCTACTGACAAGTATAACATAATTTTGAGCCAAAAGTCAAATCTGGGTGTATAATTATTTTATTATGAGCACATACGGAGAATCAACCCTACACATCAAATACCCACTTGAAACTGCTCCAGTAAATGTACATGGAGACTTTAAAAAATTAGCAGAATCCCTTGATGCAATATTGCCAGCATACGGAGTATCATATTTTCAAATTGAGGTAACAAATAATAGCGGTGCTGCAATAGGAGCAGGCGTACCTGTATATGCTACTGGCTACACAACAAAAACAACAATAGCAAAATCGCTTCCGTCTACTTCGTCTCCAATTCTTGGTTTATTAAAAACTAATGTTCAAAATGGTTCAGATGGAATTGTTGTTGTTGCTGGCGTTATGGATGGTCTGAATACATCTAGTTTTGCATCAGGAGATATCTTATATGTTGGATCTTCTGGAGGACTTACTAATGTTAGACCAGCAGGTGGTTCAGGTGCAATAGGAATTTGTGCATATGCACATAATGTTAATGGAATTGTAATTGTAGAAGCAAAAGGAAACGGTACCTGGGGAGCACTCAGAGACGGTTTAGCGTGATATAATAATATAATGGCAACTTTTAGAAATCAACCAACAGACTCTTACGCATTAGGCGCTGCCCCACCAGAAATTAAATGGACAGTTGTTCGTGGAGACTCAGCAGCATTTCGTGTCTATGTGACCAATGATGCAAGACAGCCACTTCTTCTTGAAGATTGGGAAGTTGACATGGATATTTACAGACCCTCAACTGATGATGTGGTTTTGAGTTTAACTCCACAGCCTATTGAGTTTCAAGATGAAGAAGGAAGTTTTACAGTTACTTTGACATCATCACAATCTCAACTTCTTGAGACAGGAGATATCTTCGATATACAACTCACAGAACTTCTATCAGAAGGCAGAGTTTGGACGGTAGCCAAAGGCTCAATGGTTATTGTTGAAGACATAACACAGTAATGCAAACAACTCATCAATTAGCACACGCACAAATAACAGAACTAGAATCAAGGTCTATCAGAATAGATCACATACAGCCAAAGGCAGCAGTTCTTGAGTTATTGCCTTTTAGAGTTAAGTTTACAAATGTAAGTGTCTTTGGATATTCAAAAACAAATCCTCCACCAATTCCGCTACAGGTTATTGGCTACAGCAACTATATTCTTTAATAATATTATTTAAAAATAGGGGTTATAATTACCACATGGCTAAAGTATCAATTCCAGCAGTTAAGAGTCTATTCCAAACTGGAGATAGACCAACTCAAGAAAACTACGAAGATTTAATCGATACCGCTTCTGCTCAAGCAACAGACTTGGGTTCAGCAGGTAATAATGAAAACACAATCACTGGTATTGAGAACGTAACTGTTGTTGATAACTTTGACGCTACAGTTTGGCGAATGGTCAAGTATATTGTTTCAATATCAAAGACCTCTGCAGGGGACAATAAGTTCTATGCAACCGAACTAACAATTCTTGTTGACGGTACAAATGTAAATGTCAGCGAGTACGGAACAATTGACAATGATGGGAATATTGGCACCATTAATGTCTCTCGCACTGGAAATACCGTGGCCTTAACAGTCACTCCAGACCCTGCGATCAAGCCAGTCACAGTTCGTTACGCACGAATTGGACTTAAGGCATAACTAAGGAGATATAAAAAATGGCAACAGTAAATAAAGATTTTAAAATTAAGAGTGGCCTCGTAGTTGAAGGTACAACAGGTACAATCAACGGATACAACATTCTTACAGAATCACAAGATTCACAAGACTTCATCATTGATATCATTGGTGGAGAAACACTCATCACATCTGTTGAGTCAACACAGTTGGAAGTTATTTCTGGCGAACTCAATGTAAAGTCTGGTGTATTTGATGCAGCAGGCGCAGCAGATGCTGCAGAAACAGCAGCAAACCTCTACACAGATGGAAGAGAAACAGCAATTACATCTGCATACCAGTCATACGCTGATACAGCAGAAACAGATGCAGTTTCAACTGCAAATTCTTACACAGATGGCCGTGAAACAGCGATTACATCTGCTTACCAATCTTATGCTGATACAGCAGAAGCAGACGCTAAGACATATGCAGATGGTCTTGCATCAAACTATGATCCAGCAGGTTCTGCTTCAACAGCACAGTCTAACGCAGAAGATTATGCAGATGCAAAGATTAGCGATGCAAATGGCACTGCTACAGATAAGGCTTGGTCAGCATACAAGACAAGCACAGAAATTGGACTTGCTCAAGCAGCAGCAGAATTACATGCAGACAATGCAATTGCTGCACTTGTAGATTCAGCACCAGCAACTCTTGATACACTTAACGAGTTGGCAGCAGCACTTCAGGATAACCCAGACATTATTGGTGATCTTCAGGATATTGCAGCAGGTAAGCAAGATACACTAACAGCAGGTGCAAACATTGACATTACAGGAGCAACAATTTCTGTAACTGGTCTTGCCTCAACAGATATCTCAGACTTCAACACTGCAGCACTTGCAGCAACAGCAGCAGCATACGATATGGTTGGCGCAGCCTCTGCAGCACAAGAAGCAGCAGAAGATTACGCAGATGGCCTTGCAATTAACTATGATGCAGCAGGATCAGCAGCAACAGCACAGTCTAATGCAGAGACATTTGCAACAAATGCAATTAATGCACTTGACACAGATGACATTGAAGAAGGTGCAACAAACCTTTACTTCTTAGATTCTCGTGCAAAAGATTCAGCAGCAGCACTTTTGACTGGTGCAAATCTTGTCAACATCACAATTGATGGTACAGGTGCAGGACTTACTATTACCGCAGAAAACGGTGTAGCAGACTCTGATACTGATGATCTTGAAGAAGGTTCAACAAACCTTTACTTCTCAGATCAGAGAGCACAGGATGCACTTAATGGAACAACTCCAAACTTTGAAGCAGTCGAACTTGGAGAAATCTCTAAGAATGTTGCAGCAACTACAGCAGTTCCAGTAGCAGGTATTGCAACAGCATACTCATGGCTAAAGGCTAACTACCGTTCAGCAGAGTTTCTTGTAAAGGTTGCTTATGGCGATCACACAGAAATCTCAAAGGTACTTCTAACTCTTGCTGCAAATGACAATATTGCAATCACAGAGTACGGAATTGTTGGAACAAATGGTTCAGCATCATCAGTTTCAGCAGTAATTTCAGGCAACGATGTACAACTTCAGGTAACTACAGTTAATAACACTTCAACAGTTACAGTTGTTGGAACATTGCTTGCGTAATAAAAAATAAAAATAGTTGGAAGAAGGAGTAGTAAATGGCAACAGT